ATACAATGATTGAATTGATACATGGGGATTGTTTGGAGGAAATGAAAAAGATACAAGATAATTCTATAGATATGATTCTGTGTGATCTTCCTTATGGCACAACAGCATGCAAATGGGATACAGTTATTAATTTTGATCTTCTTTGGGAACAGTATAGAAGAATCATAAAAGATAGAGCAGCAATTGTTTTTTTTGGATCTCAACCTTTTACGTCGAATCTAGTTATGAGTAATCCAAAATGGTTTAGATACGAATGGATATGGCAAAAAGAAAAGGGAGCAAACTTTGGTAACGTAAAATACCATCCACTGAAATATCATGAAAATATTATAGTATTTTCAAAAAAAGCACATAAATATAAACCTCAGATGGAAAAAAGAGAAGAAAAAAACAAAAGAAAAAATAAACCTCGCTTAACAAATGTTAGAGTCCAATTTGGTAAACCATTTATAGCATATACTAAAACATCTAATTTAGATTTTAAATATCCATCATCAATTCAAAAATATACTTCTGTACGTAAGGCGATTCATCCAACCCAAAAGCCTATTCTATTGTTAGAATATTTATTGAAAACATATACAGATGAAAATGATCTAGTTCTAGATAATTGCATGGGATCAGGTTCAACAGGAATAGCTGCAAAAAATCTTAAAAGGTCATTTATTGGTATAGAAAAAGATGAAACATATTATAAGATAGCAAAAGAAAGAATAGAGAATCATAGGAGTTTGTTATGAGTGATAATTATTTTGTTAGGTTATATAATGCTATATTAGGCAAGAGTTACGCAAAGCAAATAGAGAAGCCAAAAGAAGAGAATCGGGGTGCTAGTTGGAATAGTGCGGGCGGTGTCAATAATACATTCTCAGCACAGGTTTCTATGGATGCATTTGGGGTTCATGGCTATACTCATGCGGGTGTCAAAAGACTATCTCAAGATCTTGCAGCCCTTCCTCTTCGATTGATCAAAGGTTACGGAGATCAAGCCGTTGAAGTTATGGATCATCCTGTATTAGATTTGATTAGAGTTCCTTCAACTGATACAGATGAGTTCTTATTTCGAGAACAGATAACCATTGATCTGGTTCTCTCTGGTAACTGTTATATTCTTCTTCTCGGTTCTTCTGATAGACCTGTTTCAATGGTTCGTTTACATCCAGAAGAGGTTAGAATCGTTACAGATCCACAGAAGGGTCTTGTAGGTTATGAACATAATTCTAGCGGTTCTGTAGTTATGTATCCACCGGGAAGAATCATACATGGCAAGAATGCAGGATATCAAAAGGGTCCACAAGCATTATACGGAACAGGTGCAATTCAACCATTAGCAAGAGAATTAGATGCTGATCTCAACTCTCAAAAACTCGTATCAGAAGCAACTTCAAAGGGTAGACCTGATGTTCTTCTCTCACCTAAAGAAGAAGGTGATATATGGCCAAAGGAAGTAAGAAAACAGATACTTGATCAATATGCAGGTATGCAAAAAGCAGGTGGAGCTATGGTTTTATCCGGACAGGTACAAGTTGACATGCTTCAGTTATCCCCCCGCGATATGGAATTTCAAGCATCTAGAACCTTTGCAAGAGAATCTATCTCTGCTGTTTTGGGTGTACCTCCTTCTGTTCTAGGTCTTCCAACTGCAAACTATGCTCTCGGTAGACAGCAAGCGGTAGAATACTGGAGTAACCAGATTAAGAGAGGTAAGAGAATAGGATTGTTATTTACTCGTATTGCTAGACTATGGGAAGATGATCTGCACTTTGAGCATGATTACACAGAAGTTGAAGCACTGCAATCTGTAAGAAATGATAAATTATTGAGAGTTGAAAAACATATCTTCTTTGGTATTGCTCCAGAAGTGGCTTATGCTGCAGAAGGTCTAGAGTTTCCTAGAAAACAAGAACCTCAAGACATAGGAGAAGAAGAGGATGAAAATGTTAGATATCTTCTCGATGTTATAAAAGCGGTTGATTATGGTGATAAATCAAATGCTCGCGCTGCTATGAATGCACTCCCAGAAGGTACACAGACAGCACTCAAACGCAAAGCAAAAGAACATAACGAAGAACACGGATCTAATCCTAAGAAGAGAGTGACAAATGTTAATTATTTGGCTGTGTCTTACCATCGAGGGTTGGGGGCCTTCGAAAATAACCCGGCCAGCGTTCGTCCGTCAGTGAACAGTGCCCAACAGTGGGCCATGGCTAGAGTGAATTCTTTTCTCTATGCTCTTCGTAATCAAAGATTCAGATCTGGAAAACATGACACTGATCTTCTTCCTTCTGAACATCCTATGTCTGGAGAAGAAAAACTATTTGACTTGTTAGAAACCAAAGAACTGCCGTACAATGTAAAAGGATTTGATTCTGAATATCTGGATTCGATGGAAGTTGTAAATGTTCCCAATAATCCACAAGTGCAAGAAGAAGATGAGATATTAAAAAACATACTTGGCACTCCTGCAAACTGGAGAGACTACAAACAAGCTCATTTATTCTTTAATGAGAACCAGGACCAAATGAAAGAAGGATATTATATCAGAATAGGAAGAAGATTGGACACTGATGATATTCTCAATGCAACACCGGAAAAAGGTAAGATAGTTGTATTTAAAGACCTTCTCGATCTTGCCGTTGATCATCTCAATGGTCGATACGGTAGACCACCAATTACAGAAGATGAAAGAAGAGCAGCCTATCAAGTAATCAAGCAATACTTTGATGTTTTGAAAATGGATGCTCCTGTATTGCTAGATTCATATCTAGGTTTTGACAGTAAAAAAAAAGATGATGAAGAACTAACCAACTTTCCAAAGAGAGGAGACAATAAAAAGATCAGTCTCAGAAACTCCAACCACCGGACTTTTGACGCTGATTATGCTGAAAAACTCAAACTGAATTATCCGTCTATATGGAGAGCAGGTGGCAATATTCGAGGTAATGAGCAGTATAAAAAACTCTATCCAATAGCGAAAAGAGGAGGAACACCAAAGAATCTAACAGAAGAGCGGGCTATCAAACTTAGAGAAGCATGGATCGCTCGACATCTCAAAGATGGATCTCAGTTCTCAGATTCTTCTCACCCTGTCAACCTCTCAACGATCGCCGGAATCGTTGCTCAAATAAAGTGGTTATCCATCGGTTCTATAGGTCAAAGCAAAATGAAGAAGGTTATCAATCAAATGAAGAAGAAGATTGATGAATCAAAGAAGGAAGAAAGAGCAAAGAAAAGATATTGGAATAGATGGGTGAAAAACTCACAAGGAAAAGCAGAGAAAGATCTATTGCGAGCATTTAAAAGTTATTTAACGGCTGCAAAGAAAAGATATGTAAAAAGAATCGAAAAAATAGAATCAAAAGGAATAACCAAAGGAGAGATTGTATTCAGTGCTGAATTGTTAGATTTGGTAACAGAAAGAGAAGAACTCCAGAAAGCAGTTGGTGAAAAATGGATCGGTTGGTGGATGCTTACAGGTAATCAACAACTTGACGATCTATATAGAAGAGCAGGAAAGGAAAGACCTTTGGATCTTGTTTTTGGTAATCGTGATTATGCTAGACAGATTTGGAATGAATCAGTGATAGATATCACAAGATCAACAGGTCAATCTATCGGATTCTTTGTTCAAAGAGGTCTTGAGAATGGATTATCTACAAGAGAAATTGCAAAGAATCTTTTGCAAGATGATCAAAGTGGTATCTTTACATTAGGAAGAGCCAACAGAATAGCGAGAACAGAGGCTACAAGAGTAGTCAATGAAAGTACAGTAGAGAGTTATAAACAACTCACAGCACAAGGAATACAAGTCAAAAAGCAATGGTTAAGTGCTGATGATAATAGAGTAAGGGATTCACATAAATCTCTTGATGGTGTAATAGTAGGAGCAAATGAAAACTTCAAACTATCGTCTTTGTACGGAGGTTATGAAGCATCATCACCCGGTTCTTTTGGTCAAGCCAAAGAGGACATAAACTGTAGATGTACAGTGATCCCGGTACTCGATGAATAAAAAAAATCGAATCCTTTTACAGATCCGATCTTATATGTAAAGAAAACAGAAGAATCTTATTGTATTTTATAATCTCCTTTCTTTTGTTTCTGAATTCATGATCACGTTTACTTTATGAAGTAATTTAAATCGATAAAAATGAGGGCGTTCACCATAAACATCAAAAAGATAACCATTGATCAAATCTCTCATATCAAAATCGTCTTTTGGCAATTGTGATTCATTCAAAGTAATATATGCCTCTACTTCTTTTCTGAATTTTCTCCATTCTATCCAGTAAACTTTTATTATTAATGAGTAATATTTCATTATCTCTCTCCTAGTTCTTCAAGGGCAGTATATCCACAACCTGTATATAATCTTAATGCTCTTGCTATTGCTCTTGTTTCTGACATTCTTATCAAATGAGGAGCGATCATCTTACCTACGTTTCTAGGAGACGCGTCTCCAAAAGCATTATAGGTTCCTCTCTCTCCTGATACTGTTGCTTTGAATATACATAGACCTGTAGCAACTGTTATATAGGTTTTTCCATTCTTCTCTTCTTCTGTTGTGTCTTTATCTAGTGAAACCATTTCTGTAGCTATAGATTGAAGACCTTGATCATGTGCTATTGCAAGGAGTCCTTTGAAGGTTATGAACTCCTTGCCTTGTAATTTGATGATGTGTTTTTGATATGGGTTATTCATTGTTTGCTCCTATTGGTTATTGGTTATTACTTCTGTATGGTTGCCAGTCACCTTCATAATGAGAGTTATCAGGCATCAATTCATCTTCGTATGTTGTTTGAGATTCTTCTTCTATGTCAAAGTCTTTTCCAAACTCATAGACACAATCACAATCACCACAAAAATCTATTAAATAATCATTGATCAAATCTTTCATATCATATTGATCTTTTGGAAATTGCGAAGGGTACAATTTTATTGATACTTTGATCTCATTGGGTGACTTCCATCTAAAATCATTCTCTTCCCATTGTATATTGTAAACTTTCATTGTTATTGTATATGCTTTCATTGTTTGCTCCTTTGGTTAATAAAGATCTTTATATAATGCTCTTGATATTATAACTGATGTTGAAAATAAATCAACATAAATAACAATATATTGTAATAATATTTTCAAATTGTTGTACATGGTGATCGCCTTTGGTATATTTGCAATGAGGATCTATGCAAAAATACACCTATATAATGAAGAGAACAGAACCTACTTCTAGCAAAAAGGAGAAGGTTTCATTTGTTGCGTCTTCTGCTACCCCTGATCGCTATGGTGATATCATCGATCAGAAGGGCTGGATCTTAGACAATTATAAGAAGAATCCTGTTGTGTTGCTTAATCACGATTCTAATCAATTGCCTATAGGAAAGGGAAATGTTTACATCCGAAATGATCAACTTACTATTGACGTGGAATTTGATAGTGAAGATCCAAGAGCAAAAGAAGTTGAAAGAAAAGCAAAGAAAGGATTCATGAATGCTGTCTCTGTTGGTTTCCGTCCCCTTGAAAGCAAATCAAGATCCGAACTTCCTACAGATCATAAATACTATGGTCAAAGAGGAATGTATTATAGCAAAGCAGAATTATTAGAAGTATCAATAGTAACAATTCCCGCAAATGGAGAAGCTACAATGTTAGAGCAAAAGTTTTATAACGCAATCAAAGAAGAGATTCTTAAAGAAGTGAAAGAAGTTATTCAGGATAATCTTATTGTAAATAAACATATCTTAAACGTAAAAGAAGAAGATGATCGCTATATTGTTGAGTTTGCAAAGCCTGAAATGGAAATGGAAGAGGATGCAATGAAAGAAGAAGAGGAAGAAGAAAAAGAAATGAAAGAGGAAGAAGAAGAGAAGGAGATGGAAGAGGAAGAAGAAAAATATCACGATGAGGATTCAGAAGATAAAGAGATGGATTCAGAAGATGATACAGAAGAGAAAAGTTTTAATAGTTTAATCGAGGCATTTGCCTATATACTCACGTCAAAATAGGAGAAACCTATGAACACCAAAATAGAAGAGGCGAAACGTCTAATTGCTGGCATTGTCTCACATCAAAAAAACACGGACGATCGTTTGCGTAACTTTGAAGATCAAGTAAAAGACTTGAAACATGCTCAAAAGTTACTTGCAGAAGGTCAAACAAAAACATATGAACCAGAAGTTCATAACAATGACTTTGCACTTAAGCAATTCAAGAATGAAGATGGATCTGTACAATGGAATACAGCAACCGTTTCTAAGAATATCACAGGTCAGGGAAGAGTAAACATTGAGCAAAAAGGTCTTCTAGATGCTGATGTTTATGCTAACCAATGGCATGCTGATCTCTGTAAAATGAATCAAGATCGATCACTTGCTCGTATGATGATGAAAGATCCTTACACGCCTAAAGCAGATATGAAACTATACAATCATCTTCAAAAGGCTCCTTCTTTTATGAAAGATGCAGTAAATAAAATCTTTGCTGATAATGCCGGTGTTGGTGGTGAGTGGATTCCTGATGAGTTCAAAACAGAATTGTATCAAACATTCCAAGTTCCTCGTGGCTTGCGTGCTTTGTTGCCTTCTGTACAAATGGAACGTGAAACACTTCTCATTCCAAAACTAAGTCGTGGCGGTCGTCCTTTTATTAAAGGTGTTGCTACTGATGATCTTGCTAAGTATCAAGCATCTACCATCGAAACAGCACAAAAGACAGTTAGAGCAAAAGGTCTAGCTACTCTTATGAATATTGATGATTCAGCAGGAGAAGATTCTGCATTTGCTATTATCCCTGCTTTGTCTAGACAAATCGCACAGGATCTAGAAGATGCTTTTGAAGATTGTATGATCAACGGTGATACAGCCGCTTCTCATCAAGATGATATTGCAAATTGGAATATTAGAGAACGATGGGGGGCCTCCGGTCTTGGCGGATCTTCTGATCATCGTCGTTTGTTCTTAGGAATGCGAGCGGCATCTTTTGACAAATCTTCAACTGTTGATATCGGTGGAACCGCCATGTCATTTGCTGAATTTATGTCTGTTGTTTCTCAACTTGGTGAATTGGCTGTTGGAAATAAAGTTTGTGTTGTGTCTCCAGAGGCTCTTGTTGCAAACTTCTTACAACTTGATCAGGTCGTAACACTTGAGAAGTTTGGTGCACAGGCTACGGTTCTCACGGGACAGTTGGCTAGTTTGGCTGGTATACCTATTGTAATGTCACGTTTCATGTCTTCTGATATGAATGCTGCGGGTCTTTATGACAATGCAACAAAAGACAAAACAGGATTCTTAGTATTCAATACTGATTCATGGTATCAATATGTTAGACGACAAATAACTATTGAGTCGGATAAGGATATTACTTCTGGTGCTATACAACTTGTTTCTACAATGCGTGCATGTATGGATTCACCTGATGCTGATGCTTTGAAAAATGTTGCTTATGGCTTTAACTTACCTATTTAATCTTAATGGAGTTTACAATGATTATTTCTCATACTTTAGAATTTGCAGGTTCTAATCTTTCTGGATTCGTAGTAATTCCTGAAGGTGCAAGAATTGAAAGATGTTGGTTAATGTTAGAGTCAACATTAGCCGCTCATGCTGCAAACTATCTTACTTTCAATGTTCGTGGTTCTGATGGTGTTACGGCTGTAGCAACTCAAACAACTAACTCAGGTGCAAGTGGTATTTCTATCACTGGTGTTACTCCTGTAGAATTGAGTTTGTCAAATGCTGACAAACAAGTCTATTCTGATGGTGGTTACATCAAACTTGAATGTGATAAAGCGGGATCTCCTGCTAATAACAAGGTTGTTTTTGGAATCAAATTAGCACTTGCAAGAGACTAGGATTTAAATGAATGAGTTTGGTATCTGTATCAATATTAAAAGAGTATCTACCAGAGATACAAGGATCTAGTATTGATGCAGATCTAACTTCACTTATTGCTCGAGTAGAGGGCTTTATTGCTCGATACTTGGGCTTTCCTTTGGCTGATAGTGGAACGTCTTACACATTGGATTCTTCGACATATACATTATTTGCTGACAAACCTATGTACGGTCTTGAATATGTACTACAATCACCACTTAAGCCGATTATCTCGATTACGTCAATACACTCTGACGTTAATAGGGTATATGGTTCTGATACTCTGATAGAAGGATCTCAATATGAGATTGACAAAGAACTAGGAAGAATCATCCTTAAAGATGTATCTCCTGATTCTTTTGATGTAGGTTTCAGAGCAATAAAAATTGTCGGTTCTTTTGGTTTCAGTACATCAAATCCACCATCGGATCTAGTACATGCTATTTGTGTGTATTGTGCTCATTTACAACGCGCAAAGAGCAATCAAGGAAACGTGTCTATAACTCAAAGAAATAGCACTGTAACATTATCACCTAGAACAATGCCTTTGGAAGTTAAAGAGATACTAAGAGGATATAGAAATGTCTCAACTATCTTTTGATGATTTTTTAAGGCGAGTACGAGAAGCGGATAACAGGCTTCTTCAAGAGTTAGAACGGGTTCTTATTCGATCCGCTCTAAGAATGGAAAGAGATGCAAAGATTAACGCAACCTCTTATCCAAAAGTACAAACAGGAAGATTACGATCTTCTATTACAGGTCTTGTAGATGCTCCTTTGGGATCTCCTAGGGTAGTACTAAGAGCAGGCGGATCTTCATCAGGAACAGATGTAGATTATGCGGAATATGTTGAATTTGGTACTCGCTTTATCAAGCCTCGTTTGTTTTTGGGTCGGGCTGTCAACACAGAATCTCAACGTCTTCCTGATCGGCTATCTTCTCTTCTTAATGTTGCTTTGGGAGCAGATTGATGTCTGATATCATACATGTACAAGTATTGTCTAGATTGAAGACGTTAACAGCTGCTGATTTTTCCAGCGGTTT